AGAAGTGGTTAATCAAATGACCGTTTTTAACTCTCAGGAGGTAGACACCAAAAAGCAACCTATGTTTTTTGGACAACCGCTGGGCATTCAGAGATATGATTCTTACAAGTATCCAATCTTCGATAAACTAACAACTCAACAACTAGGATATTTCTGGAGACCAGAAGAGGTTTCTCTGCAGAAGGATAGGGGGGATTATCAATCTCTCCGTTCAGAACAAAAGCATATTTTTACTAGTAACTTGAAGTATCAGGTAATGTTGGATTCCGTTCAGGGTCGTGGACCCGGTATGGCATTTGCACCGTACTGTTCACTTCCTGAACTGGAAGCGTGTATGAAGGTCTGGGAGTTTATGGAAATGATTCACTCCCGCTCATACACCTATATCATCAAGAATGTTTATTCAGACCCTTCTGATGTCTTTGATACAATTCTTAAAGACGACCGCATTCTAGAACGTGCGGTCAGTGTTACTGATGCATATAATGATTTCATTAATAGTGCCCAACATTATGGAACTTCTGAACTTTGGAAACACGCCCAAGAATCAGTTCCTTATGCACAGGCAGAAAGATATGAACTCAAACGAAAACTCTTTAGAGCAGTTGCAAACGTTAATATTCTTGAAGGTATTCGCTTTTATGTCAGTTTCGCTTGCAGTTTTGCATTTGGCGAACTCAAACTTATGGAAGGAAGTGCAAAAATCATCTCACTAATTGCCAGAGATGAGAATCAGCACCTTGTCATCACTCAAAACATTCTTAACAAGTGGAAAGAGGGTGATGATCCTGAGATGCAAAGAATTGCCAAAGAAGAAGAGCAGTGGGTCTACAAGACCTTTGAGAATGCTGTCAATCAAGAAAAACTTTGGGCAGAATATCTGTTCAAGGATGGTTCTATGATTGGTCTAAATGACAAACTATTGCAGCAGTATGTTGAATGGATTGCAAATCGTAGAATGAAGGCGATTGGACTTCGCCCACTTTATGATATTCCGGCAAAGAATAATCCTCTTCCATGGACATCTCATTGGATAGAATCAAAGGGATTGCAAGTCGCACCACAAGAAACTCAAGTGCAGTCTTATGTGGTTGGTGGTATTAAGCAGGATGTTACAAAAGACACTTTTTCAGGGTTCCAGTTGTAATTGACTTTAAGACTGAAATAGTGTATTATATAAATAATAATAGGTAAGTTCAGTCTTAAAATGAATAATTATATTGTTTATTACTACTTAAGGGAGGACTTTAGTTCTCCCTTTTATATTGGTTATGGAAAACCAAGAAGAATAAACGCAAAGCATTTAAGAAGTAATGGAGCAGATTTATTACCTCCAAGAGAAAGAAGATGGGTTGTAAAGTCTGGTTTATCTAAAGAAGAAGCAATAGAACTTGAGATAAAGCACATAGCACTTTGGAAAAGAGAAAGTGATGGGGGAGTTTTGTTGAACCAAAATCTTGGTGGTGAAGGAAAACCTGGAGGACAAAAGACTAAAGGTTTTAGTGGTAGAAAACATAGTGAAGAGGCAAAGAAAAGAATAAGTGAAAAGGTTGCTGGAAAAAATAATCCAAGATATGGTGTCAAATTATCTCAAGAAATAAAATCTAAAATAAGTCAAAATAAAGCACCAAAGTTTGGTAAGGATAATCCAAACTCTAAAACTTGGAAAATCATCTCTCCAAAAAATAAAGAATATGTTATTGTTGGTGGATTAAAAGAGTTTTGTAAATCTCAAAATATCTCATATGCTACTATGAGTGCTGCAATCAAATATAATAGAAAAGGACCAAGAAGAAATGGGTGGAGTATTGAAGAGAAAGTTTAGAATATCACTACCAGAAGATGAGTGTGTTATAAAACTTCAGGAGTATTGTAAGTTTTCATCCACTTTGCTGAAGGTTCCCGTTATTGAAAAACCACTATGTATTGATGCAAACTGCCACAATAATGTAAATCATTATGTAAATACCTATGGTGGAGAAAAAATAAGTGGATATTATTTGATTACAGATACTGAAGATGATACTTATGGGTGTGCGATATATCATAGTATTTGGAAAAATACTTATGAAGATTTGATAGATATAACACCGTTTGAGGATGGTAGGAGTTATAATATGTTTTCTGTGTTGAATAATACAGAATATTACTCTGGAATTGTTTATGATGGAAAAGGATATAAATTATTAGAACCAGGACTTAACATAATCTAATGTTGCCCAAAATACTCAATAATGATGGAAATTATGATGAATGGTGTGAACAAGAACTTCTAAACGCCTATAAAGATGCCGCAGAGTATGATGACTTCCTTTTCGGAGACCACGATTACTCTTATGTTTGGTTAGATGATAAAACCAAAGATGTTTCTTGAGGGTCTTTGAACCCTCTTTTTTTATAAATAAAACTATAAAGAACTTTAAGAAAAAATGTCAAGAATTACCGGTAGTGACGCTAAAGGTTTGATGGAGGCATATAGTGCTGTATATGCTCCTCAAGAACTCACCGAAGAACAAGTTTGGGAAGAAGTTGAGAACTGGGTAAACTCACTTCTAGAAGAGGGTTATGACCTGAGTGAGTATACTTGGGAAGAGATGTATGAGGCTTATTTGAGTGAAGATTTGATGGGAGACCTTAGAGCAAATGCTGGTAATATTGTAAGAGGAGCTACTGGAGCATACCAGGGAGCTATGAGAACAGCATCTAATGTAAATCAGGCTTTGGTGAATAGAATTAAGCCAAAACCTGCTATGCCTGGTCTTCCCTCAAATTATAGAGGTGCTGAATTGCAACAATCTGCAGCAGCAAGGGCATCACAAGTAGGTACACCACGCCAAGGAACTGCTGGAGGTCCTACAGTTGGTGGAAATACCCCTATTGGACCTTCACCTACAAGAACTCTTGCTCCTACAAGAACTCCTGCTCCTACAAGAACCGCTACTCCTACAAGAACTTCTACTTCTCCAGCAAAACCTACTGGAGGCAATGCCAGTGTCTCACCTACTAAACCAACAACTCCAACACCAGCACCTTCCGCTCCTAGACAAAAAGATGATAGTATTACCGATATGATCGGGAGATCGCAAGTAAGACAGGGTGCTCCTATCAATACCGGAAGTACATCTTCAGACGCTCGTGCTATTGCTGCTAAGGCAAGTGTAGGTGCAGCACCAAAACCCGCTGCTGCTCCAGCAAGACCTATGGGTGGTGCGAGAGGAAGAATGCTAGGAGCATCTTTTGACCCATTTGATGTCATAAAAGGTCATCTTCTTGATGAAGGATATGCCGATAATGAAGAGGCAGCACTTAAGATTATGGCGAATATGAGCGAAGAATGGAAGCAGAGTATTGTTGAAGGAAATCAGCGTAATCCAGAGAGTGACGAAAGAACACCTAAAAGTGATGAAGCAATTCCGGGTCAAGCAGCACGTAAAATGCCTCGAAGGGGACACCCTGATAGAGAAGCATTTGAAAAATGGTATCGTGCTAACGTCCGCTGAGACCACTTTCCAAATTAACATACAAGAGGGTTTCACGACCCTCTTTTTTTATAAATAACTAAAAAAGTAAGAAAAAAATGTCAAGAATTACAGGTACTGAAACTCTCAGTTTGATGGAAGCATACCAGGCAGTATATGACCAAGACCTGAGAGAAGAACTGGAAGAAGAAAGAGAAGTAGAATGGGTTGGTGTCCAAATTATTGAGAATGCCGCCTATGTACTATTTTCTCAAGGATATGATGTAGATGATGTAATCTCATATTTTACAGAAGCAAGTCAAGAAGTAATAACCGAAGATGCAATCGCAATCTCTGAGGGTGTTCTTCTTGTTGAGAGTGTTGCTGTGTCGGATGAATATATTGCCGAACAGTTTGAATTACTAAACGAAAGAGTTCCTGGTTTGGGGTGGTTAGCATCACAGGCAGGCAGAGCTGCTAATGCAGTAAAAGGTGCCGTTACATCAGTAAAAAAATCGGCAGAAACTTATAACAGAGCAAAAAATATTCAAAATATTAGAAATGCTAAAACAGCAGTTCCTCCAGGAAAAGCGAAAGTAACAACTGGTTCAGGTGGAAACTCACCAACAGGAACTGCAAAAGTAACTACTAGCGGTGGAAATCCTGTAGGGAGAAATCTATTTCAACGTGGCACAGATTTTGCTAAAAGGCAGTTAATGAAGATTCCTGGTGCAGGAACAGTAGCAAAAATTGCAAAAAGTCCTGTTGGTAAAATTGCTGGCAAAGCACTTCCTGGTCTTGGTGCCGCTGCATATGGTATTGATGCTGCCAATAGACTTAAAAAGGGTGATTGGGGTGGAGCAGCTTTAAGTGGTATTGGGGCGGTTACATCTGCGATTCCTGGTGTTGGATTAGTTGGTGGATTAGCTCCAGCGGCAATTCAAGCAGGAACAGATGCTCTTGGATTGACTGGCGATAAGAGTAAAAAGGGACCTTCTGCAAAAACAGCACCAGCAGGACCACCTTCTCTGAAAGCAAAGCAAGATTATGCAAAATCAAAAGGTAAGTATTATTCATCATCTGACCAGAAGACATATAAGAATTATAACGATGCCTTGGCAGCAAAAAATTCTAGAAGAGGTGTGAAGCCAACTCCGGCACCAGCAGCACCTTCTTCTAGTCCAGCACCCGCAGCATCTGCTACTCCGGCACCTTCTTCTACTCCGGCAAAATCAAAACTAGCACCCACAAAACCAGCTGGTTCAGATACCAAACTCACTCCGATGCAGCAGTGGGCAGCTAAGAATCCAACTCTTGCCGCTAAAGTAAAATTGGGTCAATCTGGTTATGATGATATTTCTGCAACTAGGACAAAACCAGGTCCTAATGAGAAGCAAGACCAAACTCCAACACAAGGTCCTCCAGATGCCAAGATTGACACTAAGGCAGCAGATGCCGATCTAAAGGCACAACAAGAAAGAGATAAGAATAAGGCAAAACCACAGGCAGTAAATGCTTCTTACGAATATGATGCCTATGACCTTGTTCTGGAGTATCTCCTCTCACAGGGGCACGTAGAGACCGTAGAGGAAGCACATTATGTGATGATGGAAATGGATGCCGAAACTATTGGAAGTATTGTTGAAGCGGGAGAAAATATTGGACCAGAACCAAAAACAGTTGGTGGTAAAGAGCGTCCTGGAGTTCGTGGAGAAACTTATCCAGAAAGACAGGAGCGTGTGCGTCCATCCTCACAAGTAAAAGACGCTTGAGTTTATTTGATTAATTATATAATACTTTAAGGGGGCTTGACAAGTCCCCTTTTTTATTGCTAGACTAGGTTTGTCTCCGTTGAAGGATAAATAATAGCTCTTTAAGACTACTCTATGAGCTATGAGAACCCTTGGAAATATAATGGAGAGGTTTTTGAGTCTCATCATATTGAAGATTACTTTGGTTTTGTATATCTCATATCTTGCCGTGAAACTGGTCGCAGATATGTGGGTAGGAAATATTTTTGGTCTTTTAGAACTCCTCCGGGAAAAAAACGAAAAGTAAAATCAGAATCAGATTGGAAAAAATATTATGGTTCTTGTCCAGAATTAAAAGAA